TTACAGGATGGTGCCCTTCCCCTGCATGTCAGTGATTACGCAGGGTCTGAGCAGTTTGCGGATGAGTTTCTGCTCGGTTGTCGTGCGATGGGTTTCGAACCAACTCCGCAGCAGTGGAAAATTGCGTGTGCTACTAATGCGTGGGATGTGGAGAAGGCTCGACCGTTGAACCGAACGATGGGTGTGTGTGTTCCGCGTCGTGCAGGTAAGACCACTTCTCTATTGGCTCTCGCTATTGGGCGGTGTCTTGCACGGCCGGGATATATGGTGCTTTTCACGGCACAGTCGGGCACTAAAGCGTCTGCCAGATTCCTCGAGCTTGCACGATCATTGGAGCGTGTGCAGCCTGATGAGGACGCTCGGGGTTTTCGCATTATGCGTGGGGCAGGTAATCAGAATTTACGGTTTCACAACGGTTCAATGTTTATGGTTCAGCCGCCAAAATCTGACGCGTTTCGCGGTGATGCCGGCGACCTGATTATCTTGGATGAGGCTCAAGAGCATGATGCTGACAGTTCGGCGGATTTGTTGGGTGCTATCTTGCCCACGATGGACACGCGTCTCGGGGCTCAGCTCATCGTTGCAGGTACCGCTGGGGAGCGTCGCAGTGGCCTATTCTGGGATACTCTCGAAGAGGGTCGTAAGGGTGTAGCGCGTACTGGCATTGTAGAGTTTGCTGCGCTTGAACATACGACTGAAGAAGAGGCATCTGACCCGGCTTTGTGGGAGTCTGTACATCCCGGCATTGGTACACTTACAGACCTTGAAACCATCGAGAACAACTTCAACCGCTTACCGCGCCCCAATTTCTTGCGCGAATACTTGGGCATCTGGCCGGAGGACTTCTCACGCTCTGCCATTGACATGGAAGCATGGCGCTCATCGGCCATTGACTTTGTGAAGAAACCTGAACACTTCGCTCTCGCTTTCGATGTCGCCGTCGATGGTTCGGTCTCTGCTATCGCTGCAGCATGGCGCGTCGATGATAAGGCCTACATCGAGATAGTAGATCATAAGCAGGGCACCGAGTGGCTCGTGCCACGCCTTCGAGAATTGGCTCACCGTTACCGTGCAACCATTGGGCACGACACTGTAGGGGCTGCACTTGTAGAGGCGGAGGCTTTGAACAGGCTTAGGCCACGCCCACGCGTCGCACCGTTGGCATATAAAGACCTCTCTCCGGGTTGTGCCCGGTTTATGAAAGAGCTACTTGAGGGGAATCTGCGCCACTTTGACCAGCCTTCACTGAACGATGCAGCTCTCAAAGCGGTGAAAAGGCCGCTAGGGGAGAACGGTTGGGCGTGGACTCGGCGCAATTCTGGCGGAGATATTACGCCCTTGGTCGCTGCAACGATGGCTCTTCGTACTTATGACAATATGAAAACGCCTCAAAAGATGGTTATCGTGTCGTCAAAATCTGCATGATGTGGTATAGAATGAGCGCGTGGGTATTCGTAACGCTCTGAGACTTATCGAGTCGGGCGACCAATTGCATGAGCGTAGCCTTACGCCCAACCAAGGCATCGTGTCGCCGTGGGTTCAGTCGCAGCTCTCACAAGTTGTTTGGTCTGATGTCTTCGGCACTGAGGCTAACATCGTTAGTCGCGTCGATGCTATGACTATTCCGGCGGTTGCTAAGGCACGCCAAATCTTGGTTTCCACGATTGCACGGTTCCCTCTTGTAGCTCTCGACGCTGACGATAACCCCGTCAATGTGCCATGGTTGCAAGCTACAGACGGCGAAGTGTCACCCTGGCACACCATGGCGTGGACTATCGACGACCTTATTTTCTCAGGTTGGAGCTTGTGGGGTGTCGAACGCGACGCATCTGGCACCATTACCAAGGCTGACCGTTGCCCAATCGAGCGTTGGCACATCAATAACGATGGCCAAATCGTCATCGATGACAGCATTGCCGAAGCCGATTCCGTGATTCTCATCCCCGGCCCATTCGAGGGATTGCTCAAAGTCGCCTCTCGAACCCTCAAAGGTGGGGCAAAACTTGAAGCGTCGTGGGTCGGAAAAGCTACCAACCCAATCCCAGCTATCGAGCTTCACGCGACCACCGACGACCCTCTCGAAATTGACGAAGTTCAGGCACTTGTTCAGGCGTGGGCTGATGCTCGCTCTGATGTCAACGGTGCCATTGCTTTCACTCCTCACAACATTGAGGCACGGGCTCACGGTAATGCTGAGCCGTCACTACTCATTGAAGGCCGTAACTTCTTGCGCATCGATGTGGGTGCCTTCTTGGGTATCCCTGCCGCGCTCATGGATGCTTCACTCTCGACCGCTTCACTGACCTACTCCACGCAAGAAGGCCAGCGTAACGAGTTCGCAGACTTCACCCTGCCTTACTGGATGGAACCAATCCAGCAGCGTCTGAGCCTCGATGATGTTGTTGCTCCCGGCGTTCGCATCCGTTTCGACTTGAGCGACTACTTCACGACGACTCCAAGCCCTACAAGCCCACCTGCAGAGGATTAGAAACATGGCTAAAGATGTACAGATTGAGGCCGGGAGCCTCTACGCTAACGCGGAAGACCGCATCGTATCCGGTTTGCTATTGCCGTTTGGTGAGATTGGACAGACCAATCTAGGCAAGTTCAGCATCGAGCAGGGCACTGTAGACATCCCAGCAGACCCCGACATCGTGACTCTCAATGTAGATCACAACCGTGAGGAGCCTGTAGGTCGCGCTACCGAGCTCACCGAAACCTCCGCCGGTATCGTGGGCACTTTCAAAATTGCGCAGACTGAAGAGGGTGACCAACTTCTCGCAGAGATTGCAGACGGCACTCGTGCGAAGCTTTCCGCCGAAGTTAAGAATGTTGTCATCCGTGCCCGTAAAGCCGTATCAGGTTCTCTCTTCGGTGCTGCGGTAGTCGCTCAAGGCGCGTTTCCTTCGGCTGCACTACTGGCAGAGTTTGCCGAAGACACAGACCCACTAGAGGAAGAGGAAACCGTGACAGATGACACGACCCTTGAAGCACAGATTCTTGATGTTGTTCCCGACCCCGAGGGCAACACTGAGGAAATCATCGTCGATGACCTGCCCGAAAAGGTTATCGTCGATGTAGTAAACCCTGACACGGGGGCAGTCGAATCGACTACTTTCGTGCCAGAAACCCAACCCAACACACAAGGAGATTCAAACATGGGCGCAGCAACTGCACCTGAGACCCTACAGGCTCACAAGGCTGCGCCTGTATCTGAAGGCCTCAACACCGTAATCAAGAACCTCAGCGAGTCGGCTAAGGCCGGAACCCGTTCGATGTTCGCAGAAATCGCTAAGCGCGATGACGCTCAGGCAGTCACCTCGCTCTTCGCAGCTCTTGAAGACATCACTTTTGATGGCTCCGGCTCTGTGGGCATCAACACCGCACAACCTCAGTGGTTGGGCGAACTGTGGCTCGGTAAGACCTACCAGCGCAAGTACACCGGACTTATCGGTTCAGGCGTATTGACTTCACTCACCATGGAAGCATGGAAGTGGAACGCTAAGCCTAGCGTCGCTGCATGGTCTGGAAATAAGACCGCCGTTCCATCGAACGAGCCCTCGACGACCCCTGTCACGATCACTGGCCAGCGTTGGGCTGGAGCCCATGACTGGGCTAGAGAATTTAAAGATTTTGGCCGCTCTGATGTCGTGGAAAGCGCACTCCGCTTAATGACCGAAAGCTACGCTAAAGTCACTGACGCAGCTTGCCTTGCAGGTTTGCTTTCAGGTGCAACTGATGTTGTTGCCGGTTCTGCTACCACTCAGGTTGCTTGGAACCGCATCATGGATGGTATTGAAGCAGTCATCGAGACCGCGACTCCTACCTTCGCAGTAGTTGCTCAGGACTTGTACCGCGAATTGGTCATGACCACTTCTAACGATTCTCTGGCATACCTGAACGCTTCGCTCGGACTTGAGTCCGGTACCGCTGCAGGTTTCCAGATTATTCCTTCCGCAGACCTCGAAGACGGTAATGTCCTCGTGGGTGCTCGTGAGGCTGCTACTCACTACGAGCTCGGCGGTTCTCCAATCCGTGTTGAAGCTGAGGCAATTAGCGTCGGTGGCTTCGATATCGGTTTGTTCGGTTACTCGGCAACCCATGTCGGCACTCCTGCCGGCCTTGCTCTGGTTGCTCCTGCAGCCTAGCTAAACCCGAGAGGGGGGATATTCGTTCCCCTGCGGTATCTCCCCTCTCATACCCTCCAACTAACGAAAGGTGCCTGACATGGCTTACATTCCTACAGCCGATAACCTCGCATCTGTCTTTGTT